GGTGGCCTTGAGAATTGTCAAATCCAAGGTTTCAACGGGCTTCACGCAGCAAACAACGTATTCGGCCTAAAGGTTCGAGAGTGCACCATCATATCTGGAAGCGGCCAAGATGGTGTCTATGGTAGTTACGGCGTTATTTGCGGGCAATGTTGGATGGAAGACATAACGCTATCGGCCTTTTGGGTTGGCCTAACGAGCTACAATGTTGGTGTGACATTCATCAATGGCCATGTCGAAAATAACAGCACGGCATTTGTAATCGGCCAAGACCCCACTGGCGCGATCAGTACTAGCGGTGCACATATTATTGGAGCACAATTCGAGCGAGACAATACCGATTTTGATGTCAAGTTGTGCGGAGGTTGTCTTTTCTCTGGCAATACAATGACTGGAGTAGTCGGGGCGGCTGTCCCATCAAATGCTCCTGGCGGTCAGTACACGGGTAACACACACAGCGGAACTAATATTATCGACGGTATGAACTCGACCGCCGGGTTAGCAATTAACAATGGCTTTACGTGCGGGACTTGTGGCACAAACACGCTTATAACGAGCGTTGACAGTCAGGTTCAGGTCCATGTATCGGTAGTCTCGACTGGAAACGCCACCGGAACGGCACTCACAATCAGTCCAAATACTGTCTATGCTGGTATGATTAACGAGGCAGGATTTGAAGGCGCTCTTATCGCAGGCAATAATTGCGGCATGGCAGCAAGCCATGCTTGCTGGGATTTAGGTTCAGGTGGCGGCACATCTGTCGTATTTACGGGTAATCTGACGAGCGTTAGCGGCACGGGTCCAGCATGGATCATGCCGACAAGCAGTCGGAGCAGTTACACCTTCTGCGGCAATGATAGCCCGTGGAATAATTGCCTTGGTGGCAGCGTGCCGATTGCGCAGGCTAATCTGCCATCGTGTGCGTCAGACACCGATGGCTGGGCTATCTCGATCAAGGATGCAGCGAGCCCGACGTATAACTCTCCGATTGGCAGCGGCAGCTCTCGGGTGATTGCATTCTGTATTAACGGCACTGGCTGGGTGGCGCACTGAATAGCTCGCGGCTGGGCGAAATAAGATGGCGAGAGTAAATCTTCTTGGAGGGACAGACTTAGCGCGCAGTCCGATTGCGAGCGTGCAGACGTGCGTGAATTTGTCAAAGCTCTAATTCGTCAGCCTCCACGATAGCGAGGCGGCGCGCTTATCGCCCGCGCCGTTAACGGGCGATCACGGCCGCTGCACGACACGCAGCAAACAGGCCGCCGCTGATCTCGGGCGCAGGCTAGTTGTCGGCCACACGACAGCATCAAGGAAACTAACAAATGGCAAGTCGACCGAAAGGAAGAGTACAGGAGCAACAGATCTCCGAAGCAGAGTACCATCGGGACATCAGCGCCGCCGTGGCAAACACCGAAGCCGAGATCATGGCCGAGGCGCTAGGCGACGAGGAGCCCGAGGATGATGCCGATACTTCTCTCGAGCAAATGACGGACGGCCTCGGCGAAGACGAGCTGGAAACAGACGCCGACGACGAGGAAGCCCCCCAACAGGGACAGCAGAAGCAGCCTCAACGTGAGGCCAAGCCGCAAGGCGAGGCCGAGGACGAAGAGGAGCCCGAGGACGAGCCCGAGGAGGGCGAAACCGAGGGTGAGGAAGCTCAGCCAGACGATCGGCGCGGCTTCATTCCGCCTCCCGTGCTTCGAGAGCAGAGACAGCGCGCACGCGCCGCCGAGGAACGGGCCGAACGCGTCGAACGCGAATTGGCCGAGCTTCGGGGGCAGATGGCGGCAATGCAGAATATGCAGCCCCGCCGTCAGCAGGAAGAGCAGCAACCGGATCCCGAGCCCGATATGATCGTGGAGCCGGCACGCTGGCGCGAATGGTACGATCGGCAGACCGACCAGCGGGTGGAGCGCCTCGTCCAGCAACGGATGGGTTCGTTCCGCCAGGAGCAGCAAGAGCGTGACAGCACGCGGATCAATACGGCCTTCAACGAGCTGGCCAACGGTCCCCGCGGGTTTGAATTCAACGCCGCCTATCAGGCACTGATCGCTCAGGATCCGCGCGACCCGCGGGCCCGATCGGTCGTGCAGCGGATCTACAACTCCGCTGACCCTGGAGCTGCCCTGTACGACTGGTGGGAAGACAACGGCGCGGAAGACTTCCGGGCCAATGTCGCCGAACAGCTCGGCATGGAGTATCAAAGAGAAGATCAAGACGAAGCTCCCCGCCGCGGAAATCCTCCGCAACGGCAGGCTCGCCAAGTGTATCGACAGCCGGTGTCGCTGAACTCAGCTCGAGGCGGCGGCAATCGCTCACAGAACGACCGGGATCCCCGCTCGTTTGACGACAGCGAGAGTTCGGTTTTCGACTACGCGACCTCACGCAACCCAGGCTGACCGTTCCGATTTCCTGGTAAGGTCCGCTCAGTCATGACCAACCTGAAAAGGGGTTAGGCCATGGCTCTCACTACAGTCCAGGTCAACAACAAACTGATCGTCTTCCGAAAGGAAGTCGCTCGAGAATACATCCGCCAAAACCTGTTCTCGCCCTACATCGGTTCCGAGATGACCGCGATCATTCGCGTCATCAACGACCTGAAGAACGGCGGCGAGCAGATCAACATCCCGCTGATTGCCCGCCTCAAGGGCCAGCCGATCGCCACCGGTACTCTCGTCGGCAACGAGGAGAGCATCGACAACTACGGCGATCGCGCCTGGATCGACTGGGCACGCAACGCGGTCAAGATCCCGAAGTCCGAAGAGCAGAAGTCGAGCATCGACCTGTTTGGTCAGGCCCGCCCACTGCTCGAGGATTGGGGCAAGGAACTGCAGCGCGACGAGATCATCGACGCCTTCTTCGCGATCCCGCTCGCGTCGACGGCGCCGGCCGGTCTCTCGTCCAACAACGGCCAGCGCGTCAATGGTGCGTTCCTTGACGCCGCCACAGCCGCCCAGCGTAATACCTGGACGACTGACAATGCCGACCGCGTCCTCTTCGGTGGCGCGCAAGGCAATCTCGTCGCCGGCAACTTCGCCAGCTCGCTCGCCAACATCACGAGCGGCATGACGCTGTCTGCGGCGGCAATCCTGAAGATGAAGCGGCTCGCCAAAAAGGCGAACCCGCGCATTCGGCCGTACAAGCTCAAGAACGGTCGCGAGTACTTCGTCCTCTTCGCGGGGCCGAATTGCTTCCGTGACCTGCAGGCTGACACGACCATCATCACGGCCAACACGCAGGCTCGCCCGCGTGAGGGCGATGGCCTCGACAAGAACCCGCTCTTCCAGGACGGGGATCTCTTGTATAACGGCGTCATCATCCGTGAAATCCCCGAAATGGATGTCCGGCTCCCGGTCACCTACACGACCGCTGGAGCGTCGGCCATTCAGGTCTCACCGGTATTCCTGTGCGGCCAGTCGGCGATGGCGTGGTGCTGGGGCCGTCTCCCGGTTCCGACGTTTCTCAAGGAGGACGACTATCAGTTCTTCCGCGGCGTCGGCATCATGATGGCCTACGGCCTAAAGAAAATCGCGAAGCTAAACCCCGCCGGCAACTACAAAGAGTGGGGCGTCTTCACGGGCTTCTTTGCTTCGGCGAACGACAGCTAATAGCTGAACGCCACCACCGCTGGAGGGCTTCGGCCCTCCGGCTTCATCATCCTCGAAACCGGAGTTCTTCAAATGAAGAAGCTTCTATCTCGGGTGGCTCCGTTCGTCGGCATCGCCACCATCGTTGGTGTCACTGCAGCGCTCGCGCTGTCGGTGCCGCCAGTGTTTTCTCCTCGTGCGTTCAATACCCAACAGACGCACTACGAGCGGCATGTGATCACCCTAACCTCGGCGAGTTGCGTTGCCGACAACGGTGGTCTCGGCCAGACTGCTCCGTTCGGCGGCAGCATTGCCAACTGCGTCGTAAAGGTTGGCGCGCTGCCGTACAATGCGTTCATTCTTCGCGGCAACTGGTTCCAGGCGACGGCTTGCAATGCCGTCACAACCTGCACCATGTCGATCGGCACATCGCAGGCTAACGCGAACGAGCTGGTCTCCGCGCAGGATATCAAGACCGCCGCCACCGGCGCGCCTGCCCTGACCATCGTCACTGCTGGTCAGGGCGCCCAGGCGCTCGGTAACGGCATCGCGCAGACCGGCACTGACGGCGGCTTCGACCTGTGGGTCAAGATCGCTCAGACCGGCAACAGCGTCACCGCTGGCACCATCGTGTTCGACCTCGAGTATCTCGCGGGCAACGATGGTGGCTGCACACCGCTGTACGTCCCGATGGGGACGACTGCGCCTGCCTGCTAAAAAGCTCTCCACTGAGCTGGGGAGGGCGTCAATGCCCTCCCTCTTTCCTTACTTCCAGGAGTTTCACCCATGTCTGTCGCCAATGACGCACTGCTCTACAATCTTGGCATTGACGCATTCCCGGTCACGGACGATCAGGTTGCGGGCTCGGCCTCGGTTGGTACAAGCATCATCGGTGCCGTGTTTCGCGTCATCTCTTCGGTGGCAAGCGGCGTCGTGCAACTCAAGTCCAGCGTGAGCAACGAAGCTCAGCCTCTGGTCTTCGTTATCAACGATAGCGCTAACACCATCGTACTGAAGCCGTTCACCGGCGAGAGCCTCGGCGGTGTGACCAATGGCACGCTCAACATTCCCGCCGGCCAATCGGCAATTGCCATCCGCGTTCCCGTCCAGATCGTCAAGGGCGGCGGCGGGGGCGGCACGCTCGACTGGCGCGCGGCAGTGATCCCGTAAGGAGATGCCGATGCTGCGCATCCTACTCGCGGCCGCTCTCGCGCTGTTTACGGCGCCAGCGTCGGCCTTCAATCTGCCATTTGCGGCGATCCACGCCCAGGGCGCTTCCGGGGCTGCCAGCATCGGCAATGCCGACGCCGGCATCATCACGACGGAGAGCCTGTCGACCGTCGCTGGCGGTACGCAGGCCTACGTGATCAGCTCCTCGCAGGTCACGCCCAACAGCGTGGTGTTTGTATCGGTTCAGTTTGGCACGAGCAACGCCGGCACGCCGGCCGTAACTCTTGTCAATACCGGCGCCACCAGTCTTGTGCCGGGCTCCGTCACTGTCAGGATCCAAAACATCCATGCCACCAACGCCTTCAACGGATCGCTGATCCTGTCGGTCCTGATTTTCAACTGAGGAGAGACCTTTGTCAGAAGACACAAAACCGCCGGATACTCCAAACGAGGTTTCGGCCGAGGAGAGTAAAAGCGTTTTGTACTATTGCCCGCTGCCTGGGGATCCTTCCGAGACAACGGTGCACGACGTGAAGTTCAAGGCCTACGAGGCGACCGAGATCCACCCGCATCGTGAGTGGCTCGCGGAGAAGCTCTCCACCAATCCGTGGTTCGGTCGTGAAATAAACGCCGAGCGTAAGGAAAAGTGGGACGCAAAGTAATTCGTCCAGTCGGAGCCCAGGAACTCCCGCTTTGACGATAGCGCCGGGCCCGTGACGGGCTCTCGGGGCCGGCGCTCCTTTTCACTTCAACAGGGATGGACCCTATGCCTGAAGCCAAAAAGTCAACTCCTAATACCGACAAGATCGCTTATATTCCGGGGGACGGAGACCCGCACACCACCATCTGGAATGGGATCACTTTCAAGGCCCACATTCCTGTGGAAGTCCCTCGCTCGAAAGTCGTTGCGGTCCTGATGCCGATCCGCACTCCAGTGCTGGACGAATTCGGTAAGCCGCAGATCGACGAGAACGGCAATAAGGTCATGCAAAACGGCATTCTGCAGCCTGACGGCACTCTGCAGACGCGCCACATCGAGCAGCGCCTGCCGATGGTGGAATTGGCGAAGACCAATCCGCGCTTTTCAGTAAACGGCAACAAGCCGATCGAGGTGAAGGCCGGCACTGCCCGTCTTCCCCAGGACGCCAACCAGTACCGCGGTTACTCCATGAACTGGATGTCGCACTGCACCGACCTGGAGCAGCTTGAGGCCCGATGGGATGGTGAGACCGCGCTTCGTCAGGACTGCGGCGTGGAGCAGTCTGATCTCGCATTCCTCAATCCGTTCATGGAGATGAGGAAGGAGCAACTGAAGGCGGCGTAAATGGCTTCAGCATTCTACACCGAGCAGCAACTCATCACCGAGGTTCTCGCGAACCTCGGTGTGCTTGCGGCCGGCCAGATCATCGACGTGGAGGACTACAACTACGTCGACGAGAAGCTCCAGGCGATCATACGCAAGTTGGCCGAACTCGAGATCGTCTATATCGCCGACACCAACAACATTTACGGGGCGTACTATTCCGATTTGGCCGATATCGTGGCCGGTGAGTGCTGCACTAAGTTTGGTTCTACTGGTGATGATTATGTCCAGCGCGTCAACAAGGGGCTAGGTGGTGTCAATGGCGTGGATGTCGGCTTCGGAGCCGCGGCCAAGTCTCTCCGTGCCATGCGGCGCGGCAGACCGACGTCAGAAGTTCTTCAGTCGGAGTTCTTCTAAATGCCGGCCACGAGGCAGCCAACCCCTATCCCGTTACCGTGGTCTACGTTCCCTGGAGGCGACACCCAGGAGAGCGCCGGCCGCCTGATCAACGCCTATGTTGAACCTCTCGGGGAACAGAATAATCCGACGGGACCGTCCGCTCAGGTGTGGAGGAGGTCTCCTGGATTGTCTCTGCATGCCGCGACAGCGCAGAGCGGCTACCGCGGCGGTCTGATCGTCAATAATCTGTCCTACGAGACGTGGCTCAATAACGCCTCTACTGTGGATACAAACGGTGCGGTGACGTCGCTCGGGAATTTTCCTGGCTCGAAGAATGTCTCGATCGCCAGGAACCAAGCCTCGAACCCGGATGTCGTCGCTGTTGATCTAGATAACGGCGCCTATATCCTGCAGACCGTCGCACTCGCTAACGCTACCGGTACGGCGACGATCGCTGGCGGTGTCTTTACGGCAACTGACACGGTCTCGATCACCTTCGTAAATACCAGCGAGAACGGCCTTCCCGTCACTGTGGTCTACACACTTGGTGGCGGTGAAACCGCGACAACTGTCGCGACGGGCCTCAAGAACCTGATCAACGCTAACGCGACGCTGGCCGCGGCCGGTATCACGGCCAACAGCGCCCTTGGTGTGATCACGATCACTCACCCGGGCGCGATCGGTAACAACACCTTCATGCTCGGCTCCGTAACCGGCACGGGCTCCGAAACGATCACGTTCTCCAATGCCGGCCAGCTCTCTGGTGGTGCCGGTACTCCTGGCATCGTCTTCACCGGCACACCATTGGCCTATAATGGCGGCGGCAGCCTCCCACAGCCGAACAGCGTGTGCTTCCAGGACGGCTACTTCTTCTGGACGATCGGCAACAATCGCGTTTACGCAAGCGCAATCAATTCCCTGTCGCAGAATGCGCTGACCTACAACACCGTCCAGGCCCGCCAGGATGCGCAGCTCCTTCGGGGCATCGCCTTCTCCGGCCTCCTCCTACTCTTCACCACGGGCTCTCTCGAGTTTTGGCAGGACGCCGCCAATCCGGCGCCGGCATTTCCATACGCCCGCTTCCTGGTGCGCGACGTCGGTCTGGTGCAGGCAACGGCTATCGCTGGTTGGGAGACGGGCTTCGCCGAACTGATGTGGGCCGCGCAGGATTTCGGTGTCTACTGGCTCACGTCGAACTCGACCTCGCCGACGAAAGTATCAACTCCGGACTTGGAGCGCCTGATCGAGACTGCAGTTAAGGCCGGGGTAACACTCGAGGCCGGCTGTTTCTCCGTCGCTGGCCAGAAATTCTGGTCACTTTCTTCTCCGACCTGGAGCTGGGAATTCAACGTTACCCGACAAAAGTGGATCGAGCGCTGGTCGCTGAACAATTCCCAGGTCTACGGCAGGCAGCGCCAGCGTCTTGGACACCCGGCGTTCGGCCGATGGCTTGTCGGGGATCTCCTCACCGGCAACTTGCTGTGGGTCGATAGCGCTAATTACACCGAGATGGGCAATCCATTTCTGTTCCGTATCGAGAGTGGTCCGGTGACTGCCTTTCCGTTTCAGATCCGCATCGCTCGAGCGGACTTCAACTTCGATATGGGCAAGGGCATCGCGGTTGCCAATTTTAACATGATTGTGACCGGCGCTGTCGCTAATACGGGTGGTGCGATCCGCCTCACGGTCAACGA